GAAGAAGGTAAATTGATTTCGGGGCGGGGTGGATATATGTATCGATACTTGTTATAAGGAATCATCGATACAAATGTAAGATTTATTTTTTCTTTGGCAAAAACTTTTCTCTTTTTTCGAAAGCTTCTTCTTTACGCTTCATTTCTTCTTCTGTATAACGAACATCTTCGGGAACAAAATAATTCCATTGTTCTAACGGTTTCATAGGACGTAAAGTATCCATAAGTTCTTCAGAATAAGGTCTAACAATACCGTGAACATTAAATTTTTTACCTGTACGGTTATTTTTAACAACAGGTACTACAGTTTCCCATTTACCTTCATTATCCCAAAATTCAATGATTTTACCAACCATGATGGGGTAAGGTTCATTTGAACGACAAATCACTTTATCACCGATTTTTAACAAGTTACCTTGTATTTCAGCAGACTCTTTTGATTTATATTTTTTCTTTTTTTTATTGTTTTTCTTATCTGAAATAAGTTTTACAAAAGCCTCTTTAGACTCTTTACTTACTTTTTCTTTTCCACCCCAAGTTTCTTTTTTGAAGGGATTACTAAATAGTATTTTTAATAAATTCATTTTTTAATTTTTGTGTAAAACATGTGTATAGGCCATATAATTAATATAAACAATGACGCTATAACATTAGATTCTAATAAATAATTTTTTTGTACAAGGTAATTTAACCAAGCAATACCTAGACCTATATATACGGTCCATAAGGCGAGTAGTAATAAAATCATTTAATTTTTATTTAAAATTTCTAACTCTTTTTCTGTCAAACAAGTTCTGTCGTAATTGTTACGAGATAATTTATCTAAAATCTCATCAATTGAATCGTACTCTTCGATTTTAGTTACAACTTCTTCTTCTTTTATTTTTGGTTTAACCGATGTTTTTATTGGTCCCCATTTATCTTGGATTGAATCCATTGTTTTTTGTACTTCTGGGAAGATACCCATATAATACTTTGAAGGTAGATTAACTCCATAATTTTCACTATCTGTAATATCAAAAATCATCATTGCTGGTCTGTGAGCCATTCTTTCATGTATTTCTGGTATAGTGTATGGACTATAAAAAGTACAGATGAACATACCTTTACCGTCTACATAATTAACACCAGTTTCTCCGTCAGCAATAAAATTTAAATCTTTATCGATACCGTTAGCGGTACCAAGAATAATAAGTAAGAATCTTCTATTCATAGTGTGGTTTTATTATAAATATCTTCAACAAATGTAATCATTATTTTGACATAGTCAAAGAAGATACGTTATTTATCTTTTCTATAGTAATTACGTTGTTAGACCAATCTTTAACAAGTGGATTATGTGTTATTAAAAAGATGTTATCAAACATTTCAGAACATTTTTGGAAAAAATTCCCAACTAATTCTAAATTTTCATTTGCTACCTTACCCAATACTTCATCAAAAACAATTATATTTGGTTTTGGTAAAGAACTAATTCTTGATAAAACAACCCTTAAAGCTAAGGAACCTAATGTTTTTTCAAGTCCTGAACCTTCTGTTAATAGATAATTAATCTTTTGACCATTTTCATCTTCTTTTTCCAACAAGAAATCTACCTCTTGTTTTGGGTTAATGTCAACTGTTAATCTAAAGTTAGCTGAATCTGAAAGTAACCTATCTAACTCTGAATTTAACAAAGGCATTACATTCTTCATGATAAGTTTAACAATACCGTTTTTACCGACCATTCTTATGTAAATTTCAAAGATAATTTTAACTTCTTCTTCAATCTTAATTGTTTTAATAAGTTCTCTGTTTTTGGTTATGGTGTCTTCAGCTCTTTCAATATCGGATTTATTTCTTTGAATTCTAGAAAGATAACCGTCACGTTCTCGGTTAAGTCTATCTAATTTAGCATTATAACCTAAAATCTTAGAATCTAAATCTTTATTCTTTTCGATGTTACCAATGTTATCTTCATACTTCTTTTTAAGGTCTTTTTTCTCTTTTAATTGAAGTCTAAGGTTTTCCATTTCAAGTCCAATCTTATCAATCATAATTGATTTTCTATCGTAATCATCAACCTGTTCTTTAATTTTATCAAGTTTTTCAATTTCCTTTTTAGCCTCTTCAATCTCAATATCCAACTCTTTAATATTTTTGATTAATTCTTCTAAAGTAAGTTTATTACTATTAATCTCATCTGAATGATCAACATCTTTTAAAGGTTGTTTACAAAGAGAACAAAACTCACCTTCTTCAAGGTTTTTAATCAAATCCTGAACAGCCTCTTTTTTAACAGATTTGTGTGACCTAGCAATATTTAAATCACCTAACTGTTGTTTCCATTCTTTGTGGGTTTGACTGTCATATTCAATTTCAGTTAACTTATCAAATTCTTTTTTTAAGATATCATATTTTTCTTTAGATTTTTTACCCTTTTCAGTAATAGTTTCAATTTCTCTATCAATGTCTTCAGGTCTTAATCTAATAATCTCAGTATCGATGGTAATTTTTTGGGATAATAAAGTATCTTTAATGCTGTTAGTTTCTGTGATATCAACTTTTAGTTCATCTAATTTAGTATTACAAAAATCATTATCATCATTTAAATCTTTAATTTTAACACCCAAGTCGTTAATTTCCTTTGTTAAATCACCTGAATTATATTGGTCTGATTTAAGGTTTTTAGCCCAAGCAGATTTAAGTTCTTTAACAATTTCTTCCTTTTGTTCAATAACTTCCAAACCAATAAACTTAGATAGAAGTTTACCTTTTTGAGTTGGTAATGTGTGGATTAAATCTTCCAAATTATCAGAAGTAGCTATTATAGTTAATAAAAAATCATCCACATCACCAATAGATTTTCTTATAAACTCATCAGTTTCTCTACGTTGTTCACCCTCAAGATTTTGGATGGTTCCATCGGCCATAACTTTTTGAAAGTTTAAATCGGTTTTAACATTATAACCTTCTTCTGTTTTCTTTTTAGTACGGATTAAAGTTCTTTCAATAATATAATCACCACCATCAATATTAATTTTACCTTTAACTCTAACCGTATTTACATCCCTAAACTTATTAAAAACCTGAGCAGCAACTTTAGTTCTAGTAGTTTCGTTAAAGAAAAGAAATAAAAGTAAATCAACTGATAAGGCTGTCTTACCACCTTGGTTTGCCGGATTAGAGGAAATAGTTGTAATACCTCTTAAACCATCAAATGAAAGTTTATTACCATCACCATAAGATAAAAAATTATCCCATTCAAGTTCTTTAATATACCAATTACGGTAACGGTATTCAATATCACGAATTTGTTTTAACTTATCATTAACTTTATCATCAAGACGAAGAAGACGGTCCCAATCAACATCTATTTTATTACCATCTAACCATTCTTTAAACAATTTTCTTTGGTAGGTAGTGTCCATAACGTTGTCCGCAATAGACATTTCAACCTGACCATGTTCAGTATCTTGTTTTTTAGGTTTAAAAATAACTTGGATTTTACTAACACCGTATTTCTCGGCTATATATTGTTCAACTCTTTTAACCCTATCTTTAGTATAATTTTCAGGCGCATCTTCCCATACAACTCTTACACTTGCTTTGGCTGGTATTGAAACTTTTTCTTTTGTTTTAGTCGTCATTCTCCGTATAAATTTTTGTTTCTATCTTCTTTTGGTACCCAATTGATAGAATTTCTTGGTTTATCACCAAATGGGTTTTCTTGTTCTTTTTTTGTTTTGTTTCGATTACGTTCAATTTCTAACATAGACTCCAAATTATTTATTTGGTCGTATAATTTAGTTAGTCCACTATTAGAGGTTTTAAGTTTTTCTAACTCTAAATCTTTTTCTAACAAAGTTATTCTGTGTAACAAATCTTTTTCTTTATCATTAACTTCCTTTAAAGTTTTCTCCCTTACAGTTTCTACTTCTTTCTCTAAAGATTCAATCTTGATTGCTAATTCTTTAACTTGTGAATCATCTGTTATAATTTTTTCAACAATTTTTTCAACAGTTACTTCTTTAATAACTTCAACAATCTTTTCAACAGGGACTTGAATAGTTTTTTCCACAATTTTTTCAACAGGAACTTTTACCTCCTTAATGACCTCAACTTCTTTAATAACTTCTTTTTCTATAACTTGGGGTTGTATTGGTGAATTGCCGTATTTTTCTATCGCAAAGCCTTGTTTAATTAAATTAACTGTAAAAGAATCAAGATTGGTTATGTTATTAACTCGACAAAAATCCCAAATTTCATCTTTTAATTCTTGTGGTACGTCTACTATATTTTTATTACTCATGTTATTTTGTGTTGTTTTATAAACATTTTAATACCCATATCGGTTTTTCTACCCTCAATCAACTTTTTACGTATAACCATTAATCTTCTAACATTAACATGATTACTATCGAAAGGGTGTCTACTTGGATCTCCAAAACTTATTTTGTAGTTCAACCATTCTAATGCTTGTTCATAAGTTAATGCACTACCTTCTAACATAATTTTTCAGATTCATTTTCAATATCTTCAATCGATTTTATTTTAAATGTATAGAATCCATAATCATTAGGTAGTTTCTTTAATTCATGTTTTTTGGTTCTTATATCCCATAATACATATCCATGATTGTGTGGGTCTTCACCAAAATCTTGTTGAATCATAGAAGAAGGCATCACAATAGGTGTTTTACGGTGGTTCATAACTTGATACTTGTGGATGTCTCCACACATAACCAAATCACACCCTTCAAAAATAGAAATGTCTTTTCCATCTTCAAATTCAAAACCAACTGCTGTTTTTAACCCAATTAAAGGGTCATGATATAAACCAATATAAGTTTTCTCATCGCCATAGAATTCTCTTGCCTCTTCGATGTTAGGACGTTCCGAACCCTCCATATGACCGTAAACACACCAAACAACATTCTCATCACTATAACACCCCGTATGCTTTAAAAACATAATGTTAGGGTTATCCATTGTAGATATAATAGGTGATAGTGCGTCCATTCTATCAAGGTTATTAGCTAAGAAATCATGATTACCTAAAGTAATTATAGTCTTAGCTATTTTAGAACAGTTGTTTAAAAAAGTTGTAACCATGTAAATAAGTTCAGGTGTCATCTGATTTTTAGAATGAACCAAATCACCAACGACTACAATTCTATCGGGTTTTATTTCCTGACACTCTTTATAGAACTTTTCAAATTGTTCAGCATATTCTTCATGTCTTTTAAATAAACGTAAATGAATATCTGCAGTATGTATTACGGATTGTATCATATTTATAGTATATTTGTAATAATAAACTTTTTAAACTTAGTAGTAAATGTCAAACTTCGAAGAAGATTTTAGTTGGTTACCGTCTATAGATGATGTCATAGATTTTGAGATTGGTGCCGATTATCATATCAAATCAGGTAATAATTGGGAAACTTATACTTATGTTGGTTATGATCCAGCTCATAAAATGGGTTTTGGTGATACTCCAAATATTACCTATCCTGTTTATATATTTCAAGCCAAACATGGTAAGTCTTACAAAAGTGAAGGTTATGTTAAGGACTTAGTTGCTCGTGGTTTAATTAAAGCTTACGACCCTGATTTTAATTTTTATAAACAACTAAATGTTAAAAAGATTAATATAGAAAACCTTAAACCTAATTTTGTTATCATATTTAGAAATGGTGTTGATGTTCAAGATACTTACGACTTACAAACAAAACTTTTAGAAATGGGTTATACTTGGTACCATAGAGGTGAAAGATTAATAACCCCTAAAGATGTTAAAGATAAAATATATACTATCGAATCCGTAAACTGGGATGTCTCTAATAGTTTATATTCACGTATGAACTCAACCTTTGGTGATAGAAAAATATTGATGTTATCAACTTTTGATGACCTTGAAACTGAAGGTGATAAAGAAAGACGTTTAAATTTTATTCTTGACCACCCACAGGTTCAAGTTGTTGATGGTGATGATTTATTATCTAAAATTTAAATTGATCCAAATTTTGTTTTGGTAAGAAGTCTTTTCTCTCAAAAACTTCAGGATAAGTATTTAACAAATGTTCTCTAATTAAAATCTTACACTCCTCTATTACCCATTCTTTAGATGATACAGACCAACCATTTAAATCATCAGTTATTTCTTCTGTTAAATTAATTGAAGTTTTAAAACCTTTTGGGTGTATAACTTGTTTACAAGGTGTAAAAGTATCAGGGCTATACAAAGTTTGTGTTAATGTAAAACCATACGGTCCAAACTCTTCTAAAAACCACTCTTCCATCATTTAATTACCTTTTTATGTGCGTTAACATTTTTTTCATTATACTCAACAATACTTAAATCCATTTCAGGTTTTCCAATTAAATTAACATAACTACCCTTACCGACCTGTTCTTTCCATAACAAATCGCCTTCTTTTGGGTATTTTTGTTGCCAATCCACAGTAGAACCTTTTTCTATAATTACTTTAGCTTCTTTTGTTAAAGGGTAGATATATCTAAATTGTTTACCTCTAATTCTTCTAATACCATTTATAGCCATGAAATCAGGTGTCATCCAAAACAATTTTTCTTTACCCAAAAACTCAGCATTTTCTTTTAATAAAGCTTTTGAACTTCTAGGGTGAATCTTTTCACCTGTTGGGGAAATATAGATATCAGTCCAAATAAACCCGCCGTAGTTGAAGTTAGAGCCTTGGTATACATACCCTACCTTACCAACAATACCATCTGCCCAAGTGTATAAGAATTTCTTTTCAGGTAGATTTTTTTTCATCCATCTAACAACTGAAGCTAGCATTTGAGATTCGGAATTTTTTGGCATTTTCTCATCCATACACATCTTACCAATCTCATAGTAATCACTTGATTTTAAATCAGGGAATAACTTTTTAATTGTTTGTAATGGTTGTGTACCCCAACCTAAAGTTAAAACACCGACTAACTCATCTTCTAAAAAACAACCAAGCCAATGTTTGGTTAACTTAGGCATTACTTTAGAGTAGTGTCTTTCCTGTACAAAGTTTGTGGCTGTGACTCTATTAACTTCTTTTATTTCAAATCTATATTTCATTTACCAAGAGGTGAATCTGTGTTTTCTTATTTCTTTTCTAATTAAATTAATCTTAATACCGTTTATTAGACCTTTAGATTCCATAAATCTAACCCAATCACCTAAGACGGAGTCTCTAAGATAATCACTCCATAAATTTTCTTGTATAACTTGTTCAGTCCAAGGATTATTGAAATGTATTTGAATACCTCTTTGAATACAATGGTCAACTATTACGTTTGTTGATAGGTGACCCGGTGTTGTACAATAATATCCGTTATCAATAATATTTTGATATATGGGGTGTCTAACGTAATCTTCTTTTATATACCAAAATTCATCAAAAAACCAATAATCAGGTTCAGTGTTAAACTTACCAAATAGGTTACCTGACATAAAGGTAATTCTATTGATATTTTGATTGGTTAATAGTCTAGTAAATTTATCTTTTAAATCTACAACATTTTTACTATTCATACCAACCACAGCTATATTATGTGTTGGGTTATGTCTTAAATAATCCGAAACAGCCTGAACAAGACGTGTTGTCTTACCAGATTGCCTTGGAGAAATTTCTACGTACATTTTATGTTAAGTGTTCGGTTTTTTTTATTTTAATAGTTTCGTCTGCTACCTTAGTAATTAATTCTTTAAGTGCACTGATGCTGGAATCACCTTCATATTCTTTTTCTATCTCAAAGTGAATTTCTTCTGTTTTAATTATTAACTTCATTATCTAACCATATCAACATTACCTGATTCAATACGTTCTAGAGTATAGATTTCCAAATCATTTCTTAATCTACCTTCTTCTTTTAACTTTTCATAACGTGATTGAGCCTTATTCTTCCACCATTCAATCATATGTTCAACATGGTATCTATCCCAATTATCACGTTTAACCAAAGGTACTTTACCATCACTTGCAATGTATTGTGGGACATTATCATAACCATAGTTGCAATAGTAATATCTTTTCTTGGTTTTAGCTTTCATGTGGGACTTAGTGAAGTCACTGAATTCTTTAAACTTAACAGGGTTTTGAACTTTCAAATGATTTTTAAGAATAGAAATCATTTTATTAAATTCTCTCATTTTAGGACCAGATGGACCTGGGTCTACCATAGAACCATTCCATTCAGGTTTACCGTATAAAGGTCTTAAGACATTTCTGATACCCATAAAAACCTCATCATTAGGAAATAAGAATAAATCAGACTCCGTCATACTACCGTACTTCATAAACGGTTTTAAACCGTCATATTGACTCACACCTTTGATGTCACCGTAAAGAGAAGTTGTTTCCATAAAAACAGTATCAATACGGTCACCATACTTATCTTTTAACATTTGACGTGCCTCATGTGAACAACAAATTAAAGCTAATAATTTACCACCCAAGTAGTTATACCCAAATGGTTGAACAGGGACAATAATGGCTCCGTTAATCATATACTTGTTAACTTCGTTTGCTGTGATTTTAAGTTCACCAAACAAATCGTTACGTGGTTTAATAGATAAAACAGGAGATGCTAAACGGATAAACCCAATATATTTGTTACTATTAGTTTCTTTAATACCTAACATAATTTGACGACCGATTTGAGATTCTAACGGTAATGAAGTTATAATCTGTGTTGCTGGATTAAACAATTTACCTTCGATAATTTCGATTTCGAAGTTCATATCTTTTGGTTCAATCGAATAATCATTGAACATTAACTTTGTGTATTTATCATGGTCCAAATCAACCACCTTTTCTTTTTTTCTTTCAAGGAAATAATCTTGGATTGTTTCCAAGTTCTCATAGAAACCCATTAGTCTATTTGTTAATTCTAAGGTTTCTTCGGGGGTTAATTTTGTATCAAAAACTTCTGCCATTTTGCCAATTTAAATAATATTGTTATATTTGTAATGTTAATCAAAAAAACCGAATCAGTAAATGGGTCAAGCTAGAAATAAATCAGGGGTAGTGTTTGAGAATACTATGTGTCAGTCTAAAGGGTGGGTTCGTGTTTCTAAATCACCTAAAATTTCTTGGTCGGGTGTTGGTCGTACCAACTTTGAAAAGATTGCGTCGGTTGGTTTTAATCCCGACAAATTTGTTCCTACTTCTGAATCTGTTTTTGATAAGTATGATGCTATTACGGATAAAGGTGAACGTGTTGAACTTAAGAAATATAAGACCTCTAAACTTAAAGATTGGACTCTTTACTCTGAACCGATTTTTAAAGTTGCGTCTCGTGAAGGGGCTGCTGCGGTAGCTAGAATTTTTGGGTCTGGTAATATGGACAAAGCGATTGAAAATTACAATCAGTTTGTTGACGGTATTGTTAAAAATATTGGTCAGGATATTCTTGATAAAATTACTCAGTCTAATATCGGTATTCAATTAGAAGACGGTTTTGTTCCTCAATCTAACCTTGAATATCGTTGGAGAATTCGTAAAGGTTGGATGGGTTTTAACCGTCTTTCTATTGAGTTTCGTGTTAAGAACTGATTTTTTTAATCGCCTTGGCTAAACCGTATAGAGCTGTTATCCCTAAAATAAACACACCAAATCCTGCTGCAACACTACCTATTGCCGATCCAATAGCTACAGGTATGATTGGTACTAATAAAGTACTTGCTCCAGCACTTGCCACACTTTCTAAAGTGTCAGCAACTTTTTCTTTTGTAATTTCAGTTTTATTTTTTGAGTCCATATAACTCATATTATCAGTTGGATTTTTTGACTCAACTTTTAACTGATTTATAGCTTTTTGTATATCCATTTCTAATTTTTCAATCTGTTCCGGTGAAAGATTTTTTAATTTTTCTTCTAATTCTGATTGAACTTTTGGATTGTTAGCTATTTGTTCGGCAGCTTTTTCAATTTTTTGGTCCACCTCATTAATTAACCCTTTAGATTTTAAATAAGATTGTTCAAGCATTAAGTTTGCTTGTTCATAATTTTTTATTTTATCTCTTTTTTTCATGATATTATGTTTTAAAATAAATATCTAAAAACAAAATAAAATTACTTTAAAGAATCAATTTTGGCTTGATAAACCTGAGCTGGTGACAAACCAACCATTTTATCTAAAAGTTTACCGTTCTTGTAAAATACTACTGTTGGTACACCTCGAATACCGTCTTTTTGTGCTAAAACCATATTACGGTCAATATCAACTTCACCTGCGTTAATATCAGGATAGTTTTTAATAACGTCTTCCATAATAGGAGTTAAGGTACGACACGGACCACACCACGAAGCTGCATATTTAACCACAGTTAATTTATCTTCATTAATTTTTTGTTCGTAAGTTGCTAAATCAAATTGTTGCATAATTTTTATTTTTTGTTTTTATTTATTTTAACCCAATGGTCCAAAATAGCCTTCGCCTCTAAACCCATATAAGGTAATGGTATTAATTTAAATCCTTCTTCTTTATCATAATAAAAGATACCTAATCTACCAACTTTTTTTTTGGTTTCCATTTGGAACATATAAGAGTAGATTGATAATTGTAAAGCATAAACATTATATTGACAGTCTGAAAGGTGTGAAACAGGTGGGTTTAACCAGTGGTCATATTCAGATATAAATTTGAATTTTTTATTGGTCTTCCAATCCCAAACATTAAAGTAGTCACCACAATCCTCAATAATATCAGCAGTTCCGGCCAATTTATGTTTTTCCGAAAATAATATGGTCTCAGGGTATATTGTACCTTTAGTCATTGGATCTATTTCTTGGAACTTGGATATTAAATTTCTCTCATAATCGTTTTTAGGTATATAAATTTTATTAGCTAAAAGATAACGTTCCATTATTTCGTGGATTTCAGTACCATATTCATTTGCCTCATCATTAATACGTTTCCACTCTGCAAGAATTTCTTCTTGTGACATGTTTTGGTATTGTTCTTTTTTCTTGGATGGGTCTTGCATTGAAATTGCAAGAGCAATTTGTTCAGAATTAAACTCAGGTTCCAACATACCTAAAACGGTTGTTACCGATTTAAAAGATTCACCTGTTACTTTGTGATAGTATTTGTGTTCAACAGGTTCTAAATAAACAACACTATTTCTTTTACTCGCCATATACCCCCATTTCTAATAATCTGACAAAAGCTATTTTTTCATCTTCTTTAATAATGTTACAAACTTTTTTTGAAAAGTCATCCTCAATTATTAATGCATCAGGTTTTTTAATAAAATCTATAAGATATGATAAACCTTCATTTTTAATTATGGTTTTTATTTTTTCTTCATTAATATATCTCTTATTAAATCCCATATTATATTGAACTTTCTTTTAATTTAAACGAACCTCTTAAAACTTCCACAACACCTTCTCTATCAAACTCTTCGTTAACTTGTGAAATATCATAACCATCTTTCATTTTAATTATTTTAACTTTACCATATAATCTACCAACATTTAACTGTGAATAAATTTGTTTTGCTCTATCCCATGCATCATCATCTAATAAAACCACAACCCAACTATTGGCATTCTTCATCAAAGAATCGTATAACTTTGAATGTAATTCTTTCCCTAACATCGGAATCGAATTATAAACAACTATATGGTCAAAAGGTCCCTCAACAATATATATGGTTGAGTCCCAATTAATTAATTGTTCATTAAAAATAACTTCTTCTCTTGGTAAATCGGGATTTTTATATTTTGGTTTTTTTCTTGGTGACCAAGCACGACCCGTGAAATAATTTAATTTACCATCTTTATCGTAAGATGGGACAATAATTCTGTAGGCATATTCACCGTCAGTTGTATAACCCATTTTGTGTTTATAAATAACATCTGGTTTTAAATTTCTTTCTTTGGTTAAATAATTCCAAGCTTCTTTATAAGGTAAACTGTTTGGGTTGGTTCCTTCAAATGGGATATATTCTTCAGGTAAGTGTATTTCTCTAACTTCTTGGATTACCTTGTGAGTTGATTTAACTTCACTTAATTGGATACCTAATTGTTTAAGTTTTTTCTTGTGGTCTTTACGTCCAAACTTGGTTATTAACTTACCAATAGAACCATGAGTATTATGTGTCCCGCCACAACTCCAACAATGGTAAACACCTTTGGATAGATTAACCTCAAAGTTACCTTTACCGTCACCTTCAGGCATATCTTTTTCAGCAGAACAAACTGGGCAGTCAAACGAATACTGACTTTTGGTCAGATTTTCTTTTCTAGGATTACCTAAAATCTCAATTACAATATCTAATAATAAGGAATTCTCTATTTGTCCCATGATATGGGAAAATATAATAAAAATTAATGACTTAGTAAATTAAGTCCGATATATTTAAAATATCTATGGAATTATCACCATAGTTTGTCACAATGATTTTATCGTTTAAAGATGAAATACCGTGTGGAAAATCAAAACCATTTATTTTTTTAATAACTTCAAATTTATTATTTAATAATTTAAAATAAATTATTGCATCTTCGTTTTGTAAAGTTATAAAACCGTTTTCACCGTTTAATGTTATACCATCTATTTGTCCTAATATTTCTATTTCGTCTAGTTTTAAATAGTTTTTATCGTATAAATATAAATTAGAATTTATGTTTTCATTTTTTACATTAGGTGATGCTTTACCTGAAGTTATTAATAATATATTATTTTCTGTGATATAAGTGTCTTTAGGGTAATTTTTAAAATTATTGAAGATGGTATATTTTTCTTCATTTAAATTTAAAATTAAGCAACCCGTTTTATTGTCCCCCACGTTACAAACAATAACATTATCTTTATCTAAAAAATTACAAGAATGTGGTTTTATGTTTTCTAAAATTATGTTTTTTTTAAAAAATAATTTATCGTTTATAAGTTGAAATAAGCTAATTGATCCATGTGTTTCACCTAATTTAAATATTGGGTTGTTTGCCGTAATTATATCCCCGTTTTTATAATCAATTAAATCAGGGTAATTAGGTGTATCAATTTCATCTATAATTTTTATTTCGTTGGTGATGTCGATAAAATAAATTTTTTTGTTAGCTAAAGAAGCCACCAAAATTTTAGTGTCACTTACAAAATGAACGTCTGTAGCTGTCGCAATTCTAAGTCTATTAACTACATAAGCTTTAGGAAAATTAGTTGTATCAAAATCAGGTAATTTGAATTTCATAATTTTATTTTTCTATATTGAGCTACAACTTTATTTGGGTTGTTCCAATTACCTGTCCATACTTTTTGTTGAATTTGATTTTTATATTCTTCTCGTAGTTTAGATTTCATATTGGTGTCTGGTTTTAGTGTTAAATTTTTATCATGTAATCTACGATGAAATGACACCCCTTCTACTGTTTTGGTTGTGATTTTGTGAAAAGTTACTCTTTCAATAAATTCTGAATCTGCGGCACATTTCCAAGGTTCAAAACAAGTAAACCTATCAAAAACCGATTTTTTAACACCAAAAACACCCCAAGCTGTTAAAGGTTTAGATTGTTCCACATTTTTTTTAAAATTTAAATAATTAAATCTAATTAAATCAACTTCTTTAACATGGTTAAAAAAATCAGATAACATGGTATTAACCATTATGTCGTCACTATCAAAAAATAAAATATTATCGTAAGTGGTTAAATCTATTAATGTGTTTTTAATTATAAATGGCCCAACATTTTCTCTAAAATAATAAAGACGAATTTCTTTATAAAAATCTTTATCATCTTCAATACTTTTTAAAGTTTCTTTACAATTATCAACACCTAAAAGTATTTCATAATTAAAATCAATTTTTTGGTTTCGAATAGAATTTATACACTCTTTCAAATACTCTGGTATTCCATGTGTAGGTATAATTATTGATACACCTTCCATTTTATTTCCAAATACCTTTTTTATGCATATGTCCTAAAACACAGGTATAAGCATCGGTCATATCAAAATTCTCTTTTTTGAGTTTCATATTCTTGTCGTATTCCCAAACAATATGTGGTTCACGGTCAGCAACCTTGTCCCAAATAATTTGTTTTTTATCAATATCCCAAGGGTATGCACCAAAAAGAACTGGTTTTTTATTTTTTAAATCTTTTTCTTTGTAAGCCTCCCCCTTTTTGTCGTGAGTTCTGATTGCCATTAATTCAGGGTAAGCATAAGCTCTAGAATCGTAAGAAGTAATAAATTCGGGCACAACATTTAAAACATCATCGACAACTTTTGAAATCATTCCGTTGAATCTAAGTAGTGTACCTACAGTGTAAACATTATTAGAATTAAGAAGGGGTTCTTCAATAACTACTTTTTCAATTTCAAGGTCCATATACCTTGTTAAAAGTTTTTCAAAAGCATCAACTTTTTTGAAGAGTTCTTCTAATTTATTTTCAGGTTGTGGTTTAATTTTTGGTGTAATGTGGGTTAACTCCAATAATTTACCGTCCTCCTCAAATAAAGCCATACCAATTGTTTTGGTTGAGATGTCGAGGCCAAGTATGCGTTTTTTATCCATAATAATCTATATAACTTTAATTGTAATAATAATATTAATAAATTAAAGTTATTTAATAATAATAACTTATGGATTGTAAAGTAAACCTCTTGTATCAGCTAAACTATCTGTTATATCACCAGATATTGGTAGGTCTAAATCAAAAATTTTGTATTGGCCTTCGGTTTTAACTACAGCTTCATCGGGTCTTACTATGGCCACACAATTCCCTACTTCGTCATGTAAAGTTAATGTAGTGAAAGCAGTACCACAATCTTCGTTACCTAAACCTATATAAGAAGGGTTAGCTGATTGATTAAATTGCATTGCATCCATAACAATTTTAACTCTTACTTTTTCGGCGAAATCAAGGTCAGCTGCGTTAAATATTGTATCACCAGAAGAAAATGTTGCTCCAGATGTTGAATTAAAGTTACCTGTAGAAGCACTCCAATTAAAAGCTCCCACTAAATTTGGGTCCCATATAATACCAAAACCAAAATTATTAAAGAAAGCTCCAGTTATTATATCGTAACCACCAGTTCCAGTAAATCCATTTGGATTAGGGTTACTAGGGTCAAAAGTTATAAGTGGTGCTCCATTTTGATATTTGTTAGCAACGTTGTAACCATATCCCCAACTTATACTAGAACCAGTTGCTCCTGTAAAAGTTTTATAAATAGAATCGGCTACTAAATAAGTTATACCACTATCAAAATAAGGGTAATCACTTGATGTATTTGGGTTTGTACCTGGTACGTATTCGTAACCAATACCTAATTCAGCAGTGTATCTTTGTGAAGGTTCACTTCTATAAGAATCAGCTTCAGAAGGTGAACATAAAGAACTAGTGTTTTTATCTAAAATTCCTGGGTTATAAATGTAAGAACTAAATAATGTTGTTGCCGACATACCAAAAGTTACACCGCTATAATTCATATCTAACGGAATTAATAAAGCTATGTTAGTTCCATCAATAGAAACTCTATAATTATCACTAGTTATTGAGAATGCTACAGCACCAGTGTTTTCAAAAGCTCCACTTAGTCTTTCTAAAGCGGTACCAATAAAACCACCTTGAGCTTGTGGCAAATTCATCATGTTTATACTAGCTTGGTTATATGCTCCTAAATAACCCCAAATATGAGCTAATCCACTTGATGTGAATCCAGCGTCATTATAAGCAGGTAATTTGTACCATGTTATTTCAGGTCCAAGACCCATACTATAAACACTAGATTTATTAGTTTCTGAAAATTGATATACGTCTGTTACAGGTTGTAAAGCCATTGTTAAGGTGTTGTAAAGTTGTTATTGATAAAAAAAGCACAATCAAGATTATAAAAATCAAATTGTACACTTGTTAAAGTACCACCAAGTTGTTTAATTAAAAAATTTTTATTAGTTGCTGAATAAAAATAATCTTTTTGAGATATACTTGGATTAATATCGTTATCTGGTATCCTAAATTTTATTGTATTAGGTGTATAAGTAGGTGTGATTATAGCCATTAGTAATAAATAATTGGATCTTCTGTTGTTATTGCCGTATTGTAAATCAAGTTTATTTTAAGTTGGTTACCAAACTTTGTAGTTAAGAAATTTATTTCTGGGTTTGTAGTTATACAACTAAGACTTATTGGTATTCTATAGGTAGTGTTACTAGGACTAGCCGAATCAGGTGTACCATAAGTTTTCATAAATAACATAACTTGTTCTTTTAAAGCAGTTATTAAAGAAGTACCATCATTATTAACGTTGTACATGTTTAATGCATAACCCCAAAAACCTGTTTCTGTAGGATATTCCACATTATTTGTTAAACTAAAAATTCTATTTCCAACAACAGCCGCTGGTAATATACTTGTAAATGTATTTGAATCTACAGTTTCAACATCAGTTGTTTTTAAAAACACACCGTTCTTACTACTACCGTATGTTACATAATAACCCATCTCATTAGGTACAATACTTAATCTACCAGCTGTAGCTGGAACAGGTTTACCGTTTACGGCGTAAGTACTCCAAGATAAAAAGAATGGTGATGCATTATTTATATCACTATTATCGGTCATAACCCTAGTACCGTCAGTACCAACCGAAACGTACCTTGGTGAAACTAAAAGTAAATTTCTTAAATCAGTTTCAGTGTTAGGTGACCAAGTAATTCCTAAATCTGTTATGTATTTTATAGAATCATAACTTTTTGTAGATAAATTTAATTTCTGTATAGAAGCTTGTACATAGTCAAACAAATCTAAGGTAAATGTTGGACTTGATGTTTTATAAGAATACGTTGTTGGTAATTGTGCTAACCAAGAATTTACATTAATATCTATGTTTAAATTTGATTGGTTAAAATTACCGTAAGAACAATTTTCATTTATAAAATTAATTTGTACTTGGCTAATAGCATTTTGTATTTCCTGTGATGTTGGGTTATTTGTAAAAATACCTCCATCTTTAGCAAAGGCACATTTACCATTTGTTATTGTATTGTGAGTACCTGTTACATCAGGAATAAACACTTCATTTGCTGTAACCTCATAAAGATGGGTTTTATCACTTACATTAAAGTAAACAATAGAATCAATTAATCCGTTGTTGATTAATTTTGTATACCCATTTCTGGTTAATGTTGTTTTTAAGTTTGGCATTATTTTATGTCTTATTAGTCAAATTATATCTAAATTTTACACTGTTAGGTACTATAGTTTTTTTACTACCATTTATGTCGGCCATTAAATTTGGTGGTTCGTCAGTTAAATAATTAACGTCTTGATCTTGGACTTGATAAAAAACAATTGTTTTTTTATTCAAACCTCTTTTCATCAAAGTCTCCACACCAAACTGTGTTAGCGTAAGTTTTATTTTATCTGTATCACCCCCTATAAAAGCCATTATATATCAATTGTCGCCTGAAGTATTAAAGTTACGTTAGGTACTTTATCTATTGGTAAGTTAAATTTACCCATAGCCACTAAATTTTTATTTACATCATAAATACCTAAATCTGTAATGTGAACTCTTTGGTTAGAGTTTGCCCAAGTAGGGTTAATAGATGTGTTATATAAATTTGGTGGTACAGTGATGACAAATTGTGTTCTATATCTAGTTCTAAGTGCAGTAGCCTCTACATTACCAAAGAAAAATCTTTCATCACCAAATTGTAAATAATCGGTTTCAGCTATCTGTGGTATTTTAATAAAATTACTTAAATCATAATTAACTCCATTAATGTAATCTGTATTTGTTACAAGGAAAGTTGTTGATTCAAGATTTGTTGGGTCTATTCTATTACCTGTTATATGATTTGTAATACCAGATGTATAGTTCATTAAAGTCCATTGTGTTGGGTCAGGGTAAGTACCTAAAGGTTGTCTTTGAGCTAATATATAAAACTCGTCAGAGTACCAACCAGTACCACCAGTAACCATCATGTAAGGTAATTGACCTAATGGAAATTGTACCTCTACAGCTTGTCTTATTGTTGGCGGACAATTAACTGCTGGGAAATTAACACAAATTATATTTTGACAATGTAAACTTGTTGTATAACCTGAATTACTTTTTAATAAATAAGTTAAATAAAGATTTTCCGTAGAATCAATTATACCGTCAGTGTTACTAACAACAGATGCCTCAACCGTAGGTAAGGTCCAATTTCTGTTTGCTTTATAAGATAAAGCTGCAACTAACTCTTGGTCGTCTATTGTGAACATTTGTAATTCAGGGAATAATCTACCAACACTTACATTGTAACCATCCACTAAAGGATAATATTCTATAGTTGTATTGTTACCAGAAAGTGTTACAAATTGTGAAGTTCCTGAACTTGTTGCACTAAATACATAACCAATCGTAGAACCTGTTGTTGACCTATGCCACATTAAAGTTGGCATTATCAACTTAGGTGATTCAGGAATTGTAGTATCTACATAAAAACTTTGTCCGTATTTCAATTCTGAAGTATTGTCACAAGTTTCTTTATTTGTATAATGTATAATACTAATTGAGGGTACTAAATGACAAGCTGGATTGGCTGAAAAAGTTAAAGGTATTTCAGATGTATAACCAAAGTATTCTTTACTACCAACATAACTTTCTGAACCGTAATTATTATAAGTTTCATGTGTTAAAGGGTTAACCCCTGGTATTGGGTAAGACCAAACGTTATTTAAATTCCATACACAACCACCACTAAAAAATCCACCATCACTAAATAAGTAATCTTTTGAACTACCAGAACCAAGTGGGTAAAAAGTTGTCCAACAATAATTAGGTCCCGTATAATTTGGGAAACTGGCGAAATCTCTATCTATCTCAACTTGTAAAGTATTTGCCGATAAACTACCAGTAACACCTTGTACTTGATACCATAGATAAGGTACAGGTGTATTAAGTTCAACAACTGCCTGATTTTGTGTTGCAACTAATTCATCATTGGTCATTTTAACCAACATTAAATCACCTATTTTTGGTTCATATGTATTTGAACCGTAAGTTGGTGCTTGATAAACTGAAACAGATGTACCACCTGTTGTACCTGAAATAGGTATAATAGCGTCAGCTTGTAAAACGTGACAAATAGTGTCAGTATAAGCTGTATATTCAATTGTCGTCCCTGTACCGTATTCAAAGAACCCAATTCTAGGTGCATTAGTTAAAGTCTGTACAATAACCTCGCTAAGGTTTGGTACCGCAAGAAAAGAACTTGTTGAAGTTGGTGTTGGGAATAAAGGTGTTTTAATATCAGGATTTAACGGTTTAGCTCTTATAACATTTTCTAATGTTATATCATAGGCAGGTCCTAAAGTTGTATAATCAATTTCAGAATCACCTAATCTAAATGTATCGAAAGTTAATTTTCCTAATGAAAGTAATCTTCTACCTTCATTTGTCATGTTTAAACTCATGACAATATTACTATTTTTATCTATGTAACTCACTTTTAGTTTTTATTTTATAAATATCGTTATCTTATTTTTTATTAGCCACCCCTAGTAAAAAATTCTGTTCTAAGTTTGTTTATTGCTGTTTTTCCTGCGTTAAGACCAAAATAATAATAAGGTATATTTGACCTAGAGTTAGGGTTATTTCTATTACCTTGGGATATATATCTATCCCAAGCATCATTATCTGCCTCATTTGTGTCAACAGCTATTTGATTTATTGGGTTGATTCCATTTGTCCATCTATTTTGTGGTTGTCCTACACAGTTTCCTAATACTCCACAAGGGCTAAATCTACTGGCAACTTCTTTATCTACTAAAAAACCACCCCATTGTGGTGGGTCATTAATTAAATCAGCGTATGGGTTTGTAACTGCGGCTTGAGCACTTTGGTTGGTAATGTTGATTATTCCTGCCGGTAAAAATTCGTCCTCGTTTGGAGCTATTCCAGCAGTTTCAATATCAATATATATTTTTGAAATTTCTTTCATAAAAAAATAAGGATAATCTTTTAACTCGTACTCATGACATGGGTAACCATTTACTCCACCACCGTAAAACATATCTCTTAATTGACATGGGTTATCTGGAAACACTTTACCCATAAACATTAAAACATCTATTGGGTCTTCGTAGGAAGTTTCATCCATTAAATTAGTCCAAAAAGTTGGGTCCCAACCATTTTCATAAAATGTACCCGTATAAAAACTAGCATCTTGTTCGTATTGAACTAAAGCTTGTGATGCAAGAGAAGCATTTGTGATTTCTTCTAAAGTTTCCTCACACAATTCCTGTGGACCTAATGAAATAATTTTTGTAGACATTAAAGCGTTACAATAAATTAAATCTTCAATATCTACAGCACCGTTATAACCAATAAGTGATGCTGAATTGTGTGAACCTACGTGATAAGCTTGAATTCCACTTGTATTAACATCATTAGCGTATTGAATGATTTGGTTTGCTACAGTAGGTCCGTATACAGGAGCACCAGGGACTGCTAATGAAGCGGCATATGTAGCGGTACTTATAACTCCCGAATTATTAGAAATAGTATTTGTAAACCATTGATCGTATGTTTTTGTACTTGATAGACCTGGTCCTCTAACTAAACATTTTAAACAAGAACAAGGGTCAATACCCCCACAACCTTTATTAAAAATTGGGTCTGGTGAACTTGGTGATGTGTCATCACAACATTGATTTCCTTTGTAACCGTCTCCTCTTGCGTGGTCAGAACCAGGACCACAAAACTTTTCTTTTCTTAATTCACCGGTACTTCTTTTAATCTTTCTTTTGTATTTAAATTGAAATAGGTATGCGGTACCAAATACCCAAGCATCGTTAAATACCCTTTGTATAACATCTCTACTTTCAGCTAAATTTAGTTTGGCACAACACTCCCAATCTGTTAAGACATTTAAACAAGGGGAACTATTATTAGTACCACTTGCTTTTATACCAAATTTAAGAACGTTATTGTTTGATATATTATAATCACATGTAGTTGGATCATTTGGGTTTGGACATGCACAAGGATCGTTAGGACAATCACAACCAAAAGATGTGCCACAACCAACTGGATTACAGGCATACCATGTACCATCATAAGGTGGGTTTGGACTAACTAATGGTATTTGGTAACCCTCACCGTTTGGTGCGTTTTCACACTCTAAATTAAAACCGTCTATAATATTACCGATAAAAGATAATGGACATATTTTATAACAAAAATTTATTAAGGTAAGATGAAAATTAAAATTTATTGGGCCTATGCCTATCGGTGGTATTGATACTGTTATTTTAGCTACGCTCCAACTATTACCACTATAAAGAGGTATGTATGGAATAATCTGCACATTAATATCGATGACTAACCGCATACAAAATTTAATACAAAAACCTATGATTTTTATGATTAATTTAATAAAAAACTTTCTAATATCTATTATTGCCGCACCTAAATAATATATTGTATCATAACTCCAAACAGCGTTGGTAAAAGGAAAAGGATTAAAATTACTTTGGTCTGTCGATTTAAGACCTAAAAAACTAAATCTATTACCACCTTTTTTATATTTTTTAATATAATGTGCTATTGTATATATTTGTTTCCATTCAAAAAGATGAAAATCTAAACCTATTCTTGACTGTGCGTATACTGGTAAACCGGGAAAAGTAGGTGATACTACTGGACTATTTGGATTAACGTTAGTTCCGTAATTGTATTGTGTGATGTCTGTTGTCCATCTTTGGTCTTGTGTCCCATTCGCATCTAAAATATTTCCAGTATCAGACATACCACGGGTACCACCAAAATCATAACCTAAACTAGGAAAGAACATTGTTGCGGTCCTAAATTTAGTTTTAATTTTAGTAAAAATTGAGGTTTTACCTTGCATTTTCATTTTAAATCGGTACATTCCTTTAGTAGCGATACCTATAGAAGGGTCGGGAGAAGGTATGTAATTACCAAATTCATCAGTAATAATATGACCAATATTTAATGGTATAGCATAAGCGAAAGTACCGTTATTATCTATTAACTCAGTATCAGTAAGTTCAAACTTTTCAAGACCTAAAGGTTTTATCTTATTATTGTTACGCCATTCTACAGGGTCTATTTCACTAACCCTAATCATTTCTATTGTACCAGGTCCAGTTTTTAAGTTTTCTACTCGACCTTGTTTGTTTTTTGGGTTACATCCTTTATTCAAACTCATTTTACCTGAGTCTGTAATTACAGAACCAAAAAATAAAGCTGAGGTTTTTATGTCAGCATTAGTGTCAAAGTCTACTCTAGTGATACCTACCTCACAACTTTCAGGGTCACCCCAAAAAGGTATAACATCTACACCAACGTTCGCTGTTTTAACTTGTGGTAGTGAATCTAAGTTTGTTGCTGTTTTAAATTCTGTATTTGATTTGAATAGTTTTGGTGGGAATCCTTCAGCTATTAAGTCATAAGGTCTAAGACTTCCAGCACCAGTGTCACTTAAATCAACATCCATGTGTACAGTTTGTTGTCCAACAGGTACCCCAAATATCATAAAGTCACCTGAACTATTTGTCTTTGTGGTATATTTGTAGTATTTTTCAAACACTTCTAATATAATATCATTATCTAGTACTTCTTCTTTTGTAGGAAATGTACCTATAGGTACGTTTAAACTACAGGTTGATTTGGACACTAATAGATTATATCTAATACCGTCTTTTTTTTGGTACGGTGTTTTAAATGGATAAAAATCTTTTATTAAAGTGTTTTTTTGGTCTTCCTCGGTAATAGGTACGAATACGGAAACTTTTGCATTGGCCAAACCAAAACCTTTATTAGCTATAACACGACCAACAACTACCCCATAATTAGCACAAAAAGTTTGGTATAAATCTTCTTGACTTATTTTTAAACTTAAAATCTCAAGAAAATCAAAGTCTTGTTCTAATTTAACCCTAATGTTTTTACTAGAACCTGGTGTTGTTCTTATTCTAATTGAATTGTTTGCCATTAATAAACATTGTTAATGTATTCACTTGTTGTATTTGCATAAGCTTCAGCAAAAGAACAAGTGATAACTTCATTATTTAAATAACCAATATATTTTGTTTCAAATGTCACTTTAAATCTTAATTCTGTATCTAACGGTAAACTTGTAAACAACGATGAGTATTGGGATTGACCCGGTGCAAAATCTATCGGTGTTTGTTGACTTAACAAATTACCAGTTATGTTATCAAATAATTGTACGATAAATTTACCTACGACTTCAGGATTAGTAAATGATGTCGGTACGGTCCAAGTTAAAGTGAATTCGTTAGTACTTAAACTACCGTAATTAGGGCTATTAATTCCTGCCTGACTATAAGCAAATAAAACAGATACTACATCATCAATAGCTAAAGCTATATTATTATTGAATATTATTCTACCGTTAAAAGTATTACTTATATAATAATCTAAATCTTTTGTAAGTTTGGTCCCATTTACTGAAACAATTGTGGAAAAGGCTGTGTTTATAGCCTCTGTAGTAAAAAATTCGTAAGAATTATGTTCGGTATTATAAAATATTGTGTTATCAGAAAAATTTCTATAACTAGCGTTAGCACTAGTTCCTGTTACAATTCCGTCAATTATTATTGTATTTATTGTGTAAGTATCAAAATAATTAATATCAAGAGCACCTCCACCTGTAATATAGTTAGCTATAACAATATCATCATCTTCAATTTGACCGTATATTTCAACAACTGGTGGTTTACTGTTAGGAAAGTATATAATTCTAAAATCACCGTTATCTGTATTAATAGGTGGTGTTGGTGTTATGTAAGATCCTGTGATTGGATCAAAACTTTGAGTCAATTGAACACCGTTAACCGTTAAAATAATTTGTCCGTTTAAAGGTACCGCGGTTAAATAAAAATAATTTCTTTCATTATTTATCGCTTGTGGTGATTGTGGTCCAGTTCTACCTTTAACGTATAACCTATCAGTTATTAAAACATAACTATCATTTCCTATAGAACTAGGTCCTTCAATTATTGGTATTGAGGGGTTAGTAACTGTCATAAAATAGTAATCACTTTCTTGATAAGCATTTGTTTGTGGTATGTTACTAGTGTTGTATATAGTTCCTGGACTACAAGTTTTACTGGCAAAATTATAATTTGTACGTATCAAATACTCACCCCAACTATTTGGTAGTGAACCTTCTAAAAGTTTTTTGGTTATTGTAGAAGGTGTTATAACGTGGACTCTATCTATCAAAGGCCCAAGAGGATCTAAATATGAATTTGTAATATAAATTGAATTTTTTGAACTTACATAACTAAATCCACCTGACCTACCATCAACACCTGATGGGAGTGGTATAGATTCTTTTATTGTATTATCAGTACAATCTATTCTAAAAACAGTAGGATAAGTTGTTCCAGTTATTTGTTTATTACAAACGTAATACATGCTATTACTTAATGGGTGACCTATTACCTCAGTTGGGTTTACATCTGTTGTAATATTTGTTTTTACAAAACCCGATAATGGTGATGTAGTTGCACTAACAACAGTAATATTTGTAGTACCAGAATTAGTTATATACAATGTTTGGTTTGAACTGTTTATAGCTACAGAACTAGGTGAAGAACCAACATTTAATTCATAGTTTATAACTTCGGTTGTAGCATTAACTGAATATAAATTATTCCCTAAAAGAGAAGTTACATAAACTGTGTTAGCTGAGAGGTCGTATGTAATACCGTAAGTATTATTAGTAAAACCAGTTATTGTTGTTATATTATTGTTGAGTGTATTAATTTTATATATTTTTGATTCGGCCGAATCTGTGACAAACATGAAACCATCACCAAATGGTGCGTAAACAATGTTTTGATTAAATGTACCTGCCGTTAATGTTGTTGTAATAGTGTTTGTATTACAGTCAATAATTGTAATTTCTTTCTCAAAAGGGGCGTCATTACAAACAAATAATTTGTTATTAAAAATATCGGTAGCAGATGTGGTGGGTGACCAACCACTATATGTAATTGTATTTACAATATCATATGTATTAACATCCACAATATCGATACTTTGACTACCTTTATTTGAAACGTAAACTTTGTTATTGTTAGAGTTAAAAGTGGTCCAATTAGTATTAAAACCAGTCGGTACTATTTCTTCTGTTATATAACTTGGGTATGTGGCTGATATTGCACTAAAACTAATACATTCATCAACATAAGAACCAAATAGTGAGTTTGTTGTTGTACCGACCGTAAATCTTTCTTTTGGGTAGATTTGGTAACAAAACCCACCGTCATAATTTAAAAAATCGGTACCACCTGTTATGACAAAACTTAATGTAATATCAGGTGTATTAGTTAAGTTGTATACACCAATCACACCAGTAGTACCTGTAGTACAGGCTGACAAAGATGCTGTCAATCCAGATACTAATTTAGTTGCACCATTTAAATAATATTGTGGTCCATAGAAGTCTTCCAAACAAAGATTTAAATCAGGATTAACATTATAAACATTACTTAAACCGTTATCACGTAAAAACTTTTCGTTTGCCAAATCTTTTTGACTTACATTTTTACTATTCTGTCTATTTGTACATAAAAATCCCATTATATTCCTTGTTTGTGTAAATCTATTTCTATATTATACCATGTAAACATTATGGTCTAAAATTAGGTATCGTCGTAGTTAAACCAAGGTCTTGAACTAAAACTATTTGAGGTGTTGAACTTGGGTTACTTGCGTTATTTGTTGCAGCTACGTCTGGTGCTGTCGATGTTAAAGGGTCTGGTATTCTAAATCCTAAAACAGGGTTAAACGTTTGAGGAAAAAATCCTGTTGGTACTGGTTGTACTACAACGTCAGACTCAGTAAACTCAAAATCATATTTACAAGTATCTACTAAAGGACACGGTACGTTACACCATCTTTCTCCTGCAACCCAAATTGTAGTAGCAGGGATAAACTGTTCCATAAACGGAATCCAAAAACTTTGAAATTGTTTTTTGTAGTTTTCTAAATCGTAAAGACTTAAATAAGTTAATGTTGTTACAGTATTTGCAGTTGTTGTATTACCACTAATATTGTAACAATAAATTGTACTTGCAGATAGTGTGTAACCACTAGGACAAGCTAATGTTGTACCACTTATCGGACAAGTAGCACACATATCAAATGTTAACCAAAGCTCTTTAGAATTTAAAACTAAATTACTGTGTTTTTCAAGTACACTTGATTGGTTAAAATAATCTGTATATCTCCAAGGTATGTCGGCGTCTAAACTTGGTGCAAAAGTTCTGTTTATAGTACCTTCACCATCTAACATACCAAAACTACCGTCAGCTCTTTCAATAACGTCGTATTCAGAAATACCTACACTTGGTAGACCTGGATTGTAAACCCAAGATTTTTTATTATCTATTACTTTTGTTAAATTAAAACCAGGACATTTAATGTTATTAACTAGTAATGAAGGTTCTTGTCTAGAACAATTAACTTTAATATCATCAATAAAATAATCGTAATTACAACAACAATTTAAACCATTTGTTATTTCAAAGTTAACACCAAAATTTAATGTTACACCAGAAGTCGGTAAAACGGCTTTAAGTTGAACCCATCTATTAAAATAATCTGATGCCGAATTATAAGTTTTTACTTGTGTTAAAAACTGATTTAAAATAGGGTCTGTTAAACTTATTATAGCCGTTATAGGGTTTTGTGTACTATAACAACAAGTTGTGGTAACTGTCGGGGTGGTTATACTTGGATCTACCGTAATTGTACCCACACCTAATCCGCCCAATGGTGGTACAATAGCACCTGTATTAGGTGTTAATGTTATATCACAATAACTACCGTCAAGTACTATAGGGTCGTCATTATCTGGTGGGTCAGGAATTGGTTGACAAGGATTTAATGGTTTAGCAAAATAAACCCACATAGATATTTCCAAGTCGTTTGGACAAGGCTCTGTTCTTATAGGTTCATCGTTTAATGTAAAAACAATTGGTAAACAATCTTCTCTTGGTGCGGCTAAACAATAAGGTGATTGCCATTGCCAAGGTAAATTATAATCTCTTATTAATCTATTACAACAAGCCTCACTTAATGGTGTATTAGTAGCTGTTAAATTAACCGTCTGTATTGTGTTGTTGTAAAAATCTAAACTACTTACAACCGTAACTTGTGTTATATCGATTTCACATTGAGCAACTACAGGTCTACACATACACTGTCCTGTTGATGTAGGTGTAATAGTTGGTGTGGTGGTTGGGGGGTTAACGACTATTGGTGAAGGTTCGGCTGGTTCAGCTGTTGATGCTGCCCTACCACCGATTCCAATAGTCCCAGTTCCAAGACCACCACCAGTATTTATCGTTGTCCCAGTGTTTGTTAAAGATGACCAAAAACCACCTATTGTGTTACATGTGTTAAAATCTATGGGTCTAGGTAAACCTGTTATAGAACCTATACCAACATGGAAACCACCAGTAATTGTTAAAGCATTAGCTAAAATTAACCTAGCCTCGGTTAAATCTTGTATACCGTTATTGTTACTATCAGTTGTACTATTTATGTTAGCCAAAACAAAATTTATCTGTTGTGGGGTTAATCCTAACCCATCTCCTATGGTTTGAAAATTTGCTACAAAAAAATTGTAACCAGGTATTGTAGAAATAAAATTTAAAAATTGTTGTATTGTAGAAATACAAATGGGGTTAACAGTTTCATTTATATTTTGTGTCGTACAATTACATATACCATTTACATAAGTTCCTTGTGCTTGAGTACAACAATCTTGTGTCAATAAATCACCGTTCGCTGTTTCAACATAAAAAGTACCACCACTATTAGTAACTAAATTAACTAATTGTTGCCATATAACTGGTGATGTGGTTTGTAAACTAACCCCATTATGATTTTGAATGTATGTATCATTCCACCAATTAAAATTATTACAAGTTACACAAGTAAGATTTGTAGGACATAATTTAATTAATTTACAAACATAATTTCTTGAACCTTCTTGAACCCAAGAATAAGTATAACCAGCTGGTGTAAAACCAGCTGAAATATAAAGTGCATCACAACAATTTGAAGTGGTTACCCCTACAACAACGTCATTAGTATTTATTGAGTAGGGACCAGGACAAATTTCACTACCACCAGTACCTAAACCAACACCAGGGCCAATTTCAATGGGTCCTGTTTCAATAGGCCCAGTTCCAATGGTTCCTCCACCACTTTCGTATATACAACTACCATCATCGACTGTTGCGTTAGAATCGAAATTAAGTGCAAATGGGTCAGTACATCCTAATATACCTGTTGTTGATGTTCTAGCTTGTGTATTACCGTAAACACAACAATCTGAACAAGAAGTTGTTGCTGTTGGATCGTAATTATTAGCTAACGGGTCTGTACAACCTACAACACTAAAAAGTTCACCTTGTAATATTATTTCTGCCATTTAACTATAATTATTTTAATTTAAGTTTTTTTACTGTAACTGACATATTTTACATTTATTTGTAATACCATCATAAGTTATAGAGTAAAGATTAGTATCATATTGATAATTGGTTGTGTAATAATTACAACAATCAACATCTAAGCTACTATTATTGTAAAGTACCTCAGCCGTACCAGCACAATTACCTATTGGGTTGGTATAGTCAAATTGAGACCATTGGTAGTTATTGTTTGGTCCTAAAAGTAATGTGTTAGGGTCTATAACATTAATAGGCGGACATGTATAACATCTAGCTATAGCAACGTTGTTATTATCGTAAGATGCGAAACCATACCAACCACCTATATTATTACAACATTGTTGTGATAAATCTGAATTGTCTAAATTTGTGATTAAATTAGCGTTACTTCCTGTTCCATAATTCACTGCTGGTGAACAAACAGTACACTTATTAGTTGCTGGGTTATAAAAATAACCGTATTGTGTACAACAAGATTGTGTTAAAGACGTGTTTGTAGTATAATCTACAACATCACCATTATTTAATAAATTAACTTCTTGTGGACAATCAGGACAATATCCGTAATTAGGGTTACTATTTGTGGTGAAATTATAAGGACCTCCTAATAAATTTGTTAAATAAGTTGTCATAAATGTAATTGCTGGAGTATCACTTATAACACTAGTTAATACACCGTTTACATAAAGGTTAATTCTACCGTTTATATTAAAATTACTACAACAGTTATTACCCACTGGGTCACCATTAGAGTCTACAAAAATGTTATACTGATTAACAGTTGTTTGTGGACAAGGTGGTGTTGAAATTTGACTTCCAGCACCAATTGAACCTCCTGGTACAACACAATAGTTTCTATTGTTTATATTAGTCCATGTACCATTAAGTCTAGCACAACACGCACTATTGGTAATTTCTCTATTGTTATTGTCAAAAATAATACATCCGTTGTTTTGGAAAAAACTATTAAATAATGGTGTTAAAAAATTTGTTGCATTTTGTAATTGAGTTCCGTTAGGTGAATTTATAACAGTATAAGTAGCTCCAAGTGTTACAGCTAACTGTATAACTTCTTGACTAGTTAATAAGTTTAAATATTGACTACTAGTACAAATTTGTTGAGTATAATTAACAGGTGGACACCAATAACAAAGATAAGGTGGTGTAATTGGGACTGGTGGTTCTGTTGAAGGGATTGCGGCACGTTCACTTGCTGGTGTGATAGATGTACCACCGCCACCACCTTGTATTGTTAAACATTGAGAACCGTCCCATGTTACAGGTACTCCGACAACAGCTTGTGTACAACAAGGTTCTGATAAAGTAACATTGTTGTATAATACTATTCCGTTAATATCTATTGCTAAATCACCTGGGTTTGGGCAAGAAGGTGTTATTCCTTGTAATACGCAGGCAGTACCATTCCAATAAACATTACTTCCGACTATACTTGATATACAACAAGCTTGTGATAAAGTAACGTTGTTATATAAAACTACTCCATTAATATCTATTGTTAAACTAGTTGATGAAGGGCAAGGGGTTGGTGGTGTACTAGTAGTCGCTAACCAATAATTTTGACAACAAGATTGTGTTGTTAAATAAGTGTTTGGTGAACCTGATATATAAACAATTCCGTCATTACCGTAAACTAAATTATAGTTACAAGGTCCACAATAGTTTCCAGTACCAGCTTTAAAACTAATTTTCATTGAAAAAGTGTCCCCACTAGGTACACCATAACTAGGTGAGTTGGTCCCTCCTACGTAAGTTAAACCGGCTGATGTAACAACCGCGTTTTGTATTACATTATTGTTATTTAAAAAATTTGCGTAAGGTGTTCCATAATAAGGGACTGGTAAACCGTTTTGGTCAAATACAAAAGTGCCTTCGTTATAGTTATCAAAATAATTTTTAACAACTGTTACTAACGTACTTCCTGTTACAAAATCTTGAAAATTATTTACAAAACATTTAAACTGTTGGAGATATTTTTGTCCGTAATCATAAGGCCCTATATGTGGGTTATTACCAATGGTTGTTTCATTTCCACCGTTATACCAAAAGCCTCCATTTTGAAAATAATTGTCCGGTGTTTCAGGTAAAACTCTTGGGAATCCGTAATCATCTATAGGGTAAAGTGATAGTTGTGTGTCTGAACCAAGTATGTTAGTAATTTGATTATACACATCTGTAGTGTCTAATCTATTTTCAGCTAAATAAACATATTCATCTAGACTAATCATACACTGAGGTATTTTAAATAAGTTAAAGAAAAATTCAATTACTTTTCTAGTACCTTTAGACCTGAATAACCACCAAGCATTTATAACTAACCTTCTCCATAATTCTATATCTAATTCTTTAGCTGATAAACTTCTTGAGTATCCACTAAAAGGTGTACTGAAGGAAGGTTGTATTTGTTCTAATAAATTAAAATTGTCAGTGGTTAATGTAAGTAATACATCAAAACCTAAATTTTTTGCAATAACTTTTATTAACTCGTCAGAAGTATTATCTAACTTATCGTAAGTAACAACATTGGCGAAAGAAATACCATCTATGTATTTTTTAATTTCATCAAACTCTCTACCATAAATTCTTAAAAGTTTATTAACTTTCTTACCGTATACTGGGTCACCACCACCGTTAGTATCGTATTCTATTATAGATTCTGCGACAAATTTTCTAGCAACCAAATCTGTTTTGTTCAAATCAAAATTTGTTGCCATTTCAAGTATACCAGTAATAAAAGAACCATAATCTCTACCACTGTTATCTAAATTAAAACCGTCTGTTGTAGGCCATGTAAAATATTTTTCATTAAAAAACACATTACCATCATAACTTTCTGGTACTGTATAATAAGAAGTGTAAGCGGGTGACGTTAATCTATTTAATAATACTCTTTCAAAATCAGTAAGTGAGTTAAAAAATAATTCAACCTCAGTTTTATTAGGTCTTATATGATAAACAAATTGTCCAAAAGTAGAACCTGTTAAACTAGGAAAAGGATTACCATTAGTATAAATTGTAACATACGGGTATGTACTAGTTGAGCCTTCGTAATCAATAACTTTAAATTCGTTTTGACCGTTCCATACAACATATTTAGCATAATCTCTGTTTAAATTGTAAATTTCTGAAGAAGGTATACTACCTAAATCTATATTATCATTAGTTTCATATATTAATTGATATGGATTTTGAATTACACTAGTTGGTATTAAAAATTTTGCTGTGTTAGTTCCCGCACTGTAAGAAAAAGAAAGTACTGTGTTAAAAGCCGTGTTAGTTATTTGTGGGTTAAGATATAAAGAACCTTTCCATTTTTGAATTATTTGTTCAATTGAAACTCTTGTTAATTCATAAAAACTACCAAAATAAGCGTATCTACTAACATCATAAATGTTAAAATTTAATCTTATAAAAATTTCATTTGATTGAAGTTCTAAGGACTCTGATTCGGTTATGTTTAAATTATCTAATGAATAATAATCAGACCATTGTCCACCTAAAACAAAATCTTTAGCAACTGTTGTTTGTAAATTAGTTGTTACTTGAAAATTACCGAAAGTAAAAAGAGAGACCCCATCTGTAAATTGGAGTCCAACTAAATTAGGTGAAAAATCACCTTCTCTTCTTTTATATGCCTCTGTTAATGAACGAGGTACTACTTTAACGTTTGCCATTAAGCCGTAGGAACGTTAGTTATTGTATTGAAATCTTTTGTGAAGTCAATATTATTTACTAACTGACGAACTTCATAAAGAGGTTCACCAGTAAATTGGTCTTGTATTTCGTATAAGTTATACTGTTTATAAATATTATTTCCAAAGTCATAAATTGTGTATTTACCATCATTAATTGACTTGGTTTGATTTCCAAATATACCGTATGCTAATGTTTCAATATCGTATTCTACCATATCTAATTCTAACAATATTGGGTTAAAAAAAGTGTTTGAAATGGAAATTGCTTGACCTGGTGTACCAATATCAGGAAACTGGTTAGGTTTTACATTAGGTGCTGAACTTGGTGTTAAGGTACAAAAAACTAAATTAGAAGTTTCATTAAAACGATATCTAACCGATTTTTGTGTAGTATTATTTAAATTGGCGTTAACAGCTTCAGTTCTATTGGCTGATGTTATAACTCTAAAAAAATTAGGTATTTTTTGTCCTGCGGCATCATAATACTCAACCCTATAACCTATCAATCTTGAAGCGTCTTGTATTCCAAGTGTGTTAATATCTAACACAATACCTTTAATATCGGGAAATGCTGCTAATACACCACAATCTGTTATTGTTGTTCTAATTTCTCTAGGTTTTATAACTACATTATAAATTCCTTTTGCTGAAAAATTAGCTGCCGGTAATTGTAAATTATAAAGACCATCAAATAATGGTACACCGTTAGTGTTAGGTGTTGGGTGATTAAATCTTGATATAACTTGAGCCGGTACCAACTGTCTTAGTGGTATTGTCGGAGCTATATCCCTTGATGGAGCATAAGTATAAAATATCTCCATATCATCTGTTGTTACTGTTGCTGGTCTAACTACACCGTAATTTCCTGTTGCCATTTTTAACTATTTTGTACAATATTATAATACCCGTTTCTATAATTTTCTAATTCACCAAAATTTTTTATTCCTGAAAGTCTAGAATGTCTTTCAAAAACAGCTGTACTTTGTCTTTCTATAAATAGCTCGTTAATGACTTTTGGTGGAAAAACTAATCCCATTTTAGCCTCTTCTTTTATATCAAAAGTATTTTGTCTGTTTGGAAAAATAATGTAAGGGTTAAAATCATAACCTGTAGCGTTAGTACTAAATGTGGTTAAAAAATTACCACTTAATTCTGTGGAATAATTTATGTTACCTATGGTATAACTAACATTATTGGTAGATACTGAAGTAACACCGTTAACACCGACTTGAAACGGGTTGTTGGGGTCGTATGTTTTAACTAAATCTAGTTTATTTGAAGTAAATCCTGTTATCATGATAATGTTACTGATTGAGTTTTACTACATCCATTACTGTCTGTTACTGTAACAGAAATTGTTACTGGTGTATCAGTACAATGTGGATCTGATGTTATAGAAGTACTAGTATCACCATCCCCACTCCATTGAATGGTATAAGGTAATACACCTCCGTTGATTTGAACTATAGATTGTTTACAACTTGTGGTACAACCACTACAAACAACTACAGGATTTACAATTTCTCCAAAACTTAATAAAATTTCTGGTGGTTGTGTTAAAGTAAACGTCCTATTAAATGTAGCAAAACCATCAGTAATTAATACGTTATGGTCTCCCGCGGTTAAACCTGTAAAAGTATGTTGTGTTGTTAAACCTGTTATAGTTGCATCTAAAATGTTATCCATATAATAACTAATCGTAGGTGTAGGTATTGGGTGTGTGGTAGTTCCGGTTAAGTAATATGTGTTATAAGTAACTCCTGTTGTACCACCATTACATGTGATGTTATAACCATTAACAACATTTATTGTATCAGCACTAACTGTTAAAATAGGTCTTTGTTTAAGTACTAGTGTATCTGTGGTACCTAAACAGTTAACAGAATCTACACTACTAATTTCATATGTACCTGCACCTAAACCTTGTAATACATAAGGGTTAATACTAGTGGTACCAAAAATAAATCCATCTTTACTTATTGTAATAAAATAAGGTGGATTACCTCCATATGGGTTAATATTGATTGTACCCCCAGTACTAACACCTACGGAATAGTATCCTAAAACAGTTGGTGAGGTCACTACAGCATTTGTAACTACAACTTCAGGTTGTATTATACTAACATTAGGTAACGTTATATTTGTATTATCATCGTAAATTTTTATTGTATAAGTACCAACCGTCAGATTATCAAAGGTTACTATATCCGATGTTGTTCCACTAATAATTTTAGAAACTGGACCTGTTAATTCAAATATATACCCAAATGGATGAACTCCGTCGGTAGCTCTAACTACTATAGATGCATTATTGTTACCGTTACAATTAACATTGGTTGTTGTCACAACAAAACCTGAAAGAATTAAAGGTTCTGTAATTCTTAAAATACTTGATACTATGGTACCATTAGAATCCTGTACTCTAACATTATATCTACCAGCAATTAAATTGTTGATATTAGAGTTTGTACCTAAAACATTACTTGGTGTTCCAGAATACCACAAATAGGTATAAGGTGACAAACCACCTTCTACTGTTATACTAGCGGAACCATTATTACCACCGTTATAGGTAACGTTACTTTGTGAAGTTGTAATAGTTAAACCTAAGTATAAACTTTGTGGTTGTTCTAATACATAAGACTTAAAAGTTATATTATTATTAAAATCATATATTTTAGCAATATAATTTCCGGCAGTTAAATTATTTCTACCTGCAACAAGACCTGTTGCTGTAAAATTGTCAGGACCAGTCCATTCAACAGTTTGTGGACCAGGACAACCATCTATTACTATAGATAATGAACCATCATTGGCACCAAAACTTGTTATCGGTGTTGAGTAAAAAGTAACGTTACAATTATTTAAATAAGTGTTACTATTAGCACCTAAACGTAATGAATTAGTTGTAGAGGTGTTTGGGTTTGAAAACCTACCTTGGCTGGTTACTTGTCCATCTGTACCAAAAGTAACCCCGTTTGTGTCAACAGGTGTTGTATTAAAAGTATTACTTTCTGGTGCCACTATTTGTTGAGGTAATCTTCCTAGAACATTACCAACAGGTGTGCCACCGCCTACATTAACTGTTCCACTAACAGTACCAGTGCCACCGCCAATAGTACCAATACCACTAGTATTTAAGCCACTTGTTATTTGATTCCAATCACCGTTAAAAGTGTCACTAACTTCTTCAATAGGATTTTTAGTATCTGTATACAAACCTATATCTTCAAAATTTTGTTTTAAAAAAAATGGGAAATACAAAGTTGTAGCGGTAACAACTAAATTTGTTGTTTTACCATAATCCTCGTATCCAACTTTTCTTTTATAAATTTCCATTATGCCATTATAAGTTCTGTCATTGTTATTACTGAAGTTGTATTAGCACCAAATGGTACTAAAGGATTAAAATTATATTTACCGTTATTTAATTTTGGGTTTGTTATTGTTATAGCACTAGTTCTCCACTCTCTATTAATAGGGTTACTATAATTTTGTATAGTTACTGGTGCTTGTGGTACGTTAATTGGTAGATTAACAAATTTTTGTATGTTACCAGTTTTAGCATTGAAAAATCTAGCATCCATGTAAATTGTTCTATTTAAATTACTATTTTGAAAAACGCTGTCATTTCTTAACCAATAAAGTCCGTTAAAAGAAAATTGTGGCATTTCACTATTATAAGCACTAATGTCTTCAGTAAATAATAAATTACTTGTATCACCACTATTACTATCATAAAAATATAATCTAAAAAAACTTTTTTTAAATGCATTTAAGTTTTTAAATATTTCAGAATTAGTAAACCCAATTGGGTTTGTAGTATTGACGTTGGCGTTTTGATAAGAAACCCCGTAAGTATTAGTTAAACCATTATAAAAATTAAACCTAATTACAAGACCAGCATTATTATTAGCTGTAAGATTATTATAAATATATTTTATTGTTTCACCGTCAAATACAGGATTTATGGCTTTTTTTCTTTCTTCTAAAACTATATCGTTAACATCTTCACCATAATCGATAGGGTAAAATTCCATGTTAATTGGTATGTTAAAAGATTTATAAGAATCACTTGGTGGTGTTATGTTACTAAAAACAACTGGGCCTGTTGCACCAGACACATAAACTTGTGTATTACCAGTGTTAGTGATAAAATTATTTCTTATTTGATACTTTATTAACATTTAACTTCTGTATTTAAATTATTACGGTTTAAAGTAATTAGGACATTTTGATCAGGTATTTGTCTTCTAACATAAAAATTATTATTAAAATAAAAATAATGTGCCCCATTTAAAAAAGGGTAATCAACACCGTTATTTAAATTTTCAAAATAACCTATAGGTAATAAATCTCGCCAAGCTATTGTGTTATCAGCATATGTAACATAGTTAGTTGGTACATTTATTGTAGAGTCTATTGATTCTGCAGTTTCAATTGTGTCTGAATATTTTCTTAATTCTAATTTTTTAAAAGGTTTGTAATAGTAACCCTCTCCATTTGGGTTTGAATTTATTGTAAATCTATTAACAATTTCAGACACCACTTTTTCCGTAAGTTCTAAGGAATTAAATTCACAAAAATCACCGACATACAAACTACCTGGCGTTGTCCTTAAATTACCGTTAACATCTATAGTTTCAGTTCTAGCTGAAAGTTTTTCTATTGATCCTAAACCAGAGGGATTATAAATCGATACAAATTCAATCCCATTTGCCGTAGTTAAAGTTTTATTATTAAACTCCCAATCGGCATTAACATTTGACCAAGAATCTACTGGTTGTGATTGAAAATTTGGTAATGCTCCCGCTCTTTTTATTATAGAGTAATAAACTTCCGATATTTCACCGTTTCTATTTGATCTAAGATTTTTTAAATCAATGTCTTGATTAAACTGAAATAACCAAGTATCGTTCACTAATCCCGTATTTATTAAGCTCACATCTTGGTAAACCGAAGAACTAAAAGCACATGGGTTTACACTATAACTATTTGTGGTTAAAACTTCAAATTTTCTAACATAGTATTCAGAAGGTGTTCCGTCTAATTTTCTCCATTTTGGTAACGGGTTGGTAAAGTTTACAACACTACCTTTAGTTAATGCGTTAGCTGAAGGATTTGTTCTAATAACAAATTTTGTTGGGCTAACAATATAGTAAACTCTAAAAACACCATTTAACGTACTAACATCATTTCTTCTAATATCAACAAAATTATTGACTAATAAATTGTGTGGTTGATTGGTTGTTACTGTGGTAAAAATTGGCTCGTTAGGTCCGTAAACACCTGTGGTACTACCACTTATATCTGTAGCTGTCGCGGTATTAAAACTAACCGCTGAGTTAAAAGTTATATCATTAAAAGAAGGTCCTACAATTCTAACAAAGTTACCGGCCGGAAATAAACCAGAACCTATAGTTGTGTTAACTACCGTATTTAAAGTCAAATCAGTTTCACTATTTTGTGAATTTATACCCAAAGAAGAAACTTCATGAATACCTTGATATACGTTGTAATTTACATTATTGTATAGGTATATATAATCACCAACCTGTAGTTTGTGTTTTTGTACACCTCTTATAGCTAAATTATAACTACTTGGGTTACTAGCTGATGGTATAACATATAAAGTTTCATATTGTAAACCTCTAAACGCCTTACTATTTATATTACCTGTAACAGTAGGCATGCTAGTTATACCGCCTGTATAAAGTTTTTTATTAATATTAAAATCTAGGTCAGATATTGCCGGATAAACAATTTGCATAACCCAATTTTGGGGTATGTCTTTTTGGGGTCCAAAAAACATGGGACTCCAAGCTGCATCATCAAATTTTCCTTTTGTTGGTGAATAAAATGATGAATTTGGTGCCACCTCTCCATTTACAAAAATGTTAAATCTACCGTTGAACCTATATTTTTTAACGGTATCTCTTTCTTGTAAAAAAAGGTCGTAAGAATTTACAATATCTATAATATCGTATTCGGTTAAAGGTTTTGTTTTTCCTTCTAAACCTAATTCAATATTAGTATTAGCATTTTGAGCTAACTTGAATCTTTTACTACCTATTAGATTTGTAATGTTATTACTTTCCATTAAGATTTAACCCTTACTTTAATATCTGATTGTGGGAATTTTATCTCAAACATTGAGTCGTATTCGTTGAACAAGGCAAAATCGGCGGTTAAATTTATTTGTTTAGTTTCAACACTAGTATAAGCTTGTGAAGTTCTATTTAAAGAATAGTTACCACCAACTTTGTTAAATACTTTAACATCAATTACGTTTAAAACACCAGCGACATTATTTATAGATTCTATTAACTGTGCCATGTACACATTTTGACCCATTTCCCATTTATTAACATTAAAATAATCTTTAACAGTATTTATCGTATTGTTAATAATTTCTCCCGAGTTGTAAGCTTTATCAACAAATAAATCTATTTCAAATCCTAAATTTATTATTTTACCGTCTCTAACGTTAACATAGTCATTAATCATCCTATATTCAGCTAAATAAGTAGCCATATTTTCTTTTAATGAGTTTGTAGATGAGTTACTTAATTTTCCTGCCGCATCTAAACCTAATATCGCAAAGTCTACTTTATTTTGTGTTTCTGAAACTTGCATTCTAAAAGGTACACCGAACTGACCTGGCATTTTAAATATTGTTGCGATATAATCCTTTATGGTTACCGCTCTATTTTGTGATGCAAAATTATATTTTGTCATCCATCTAATTTCGTCTAATGTTGGTTCATTTCCGCCACCAAAAGCAGGTACAGGATTGTTAACCCTTAATGACGCTCTAACAGCCTGATTATTAGATTGATTTGGTCCGTTAACAACCATGTCAACAAAACCAATACTACCAATAACATTAGCACCTATGTTAGCAGAAGTTCCACCACCAACTCGATATCTAACAAACATTGTTGTTCCAGGTTTAGGTATTTCACCTAACGCAACACTATTAAAGAAATTAGATATTTGTAATACATACTGGTCATTTGTATATTGTTGTAAGTATTGTTCGTCAGAAAATCCTGAACCAAAAGTTAATTTACAAAAATTAGTATCTGTAAATTCTTTAACAAATTTTCTAGTTACTGACATCCATTTACCTGGTGTAATACCTGAGTTGTCGGTTGTTCTTAATGGGTCTTCTGTAAATATTTTATCTTCAGCTAATGAATCAACTTCATACCATCTTATGTTAGGGTCGGTAAATTCGGCCGTAGTTGGGTTTGTTGTTAAATTGGTCCCTTCTTTTGTAATAACTTGTTCAACAGAAACAACGTTGTTATCAGGTAATATAATTTCTAAAAAAGGTATTGCATCATTAGGTCCTATTACTTTTTTGAATATTTTACTTATACCGTTACTAACAACTTCTCTCTTAACTAAAGTATAATTAATTATTTGATTGTTAGCATTTATATTAGGTATTATCAATCTGTTAGGAACCCCACCACTACTAAAAGGTGAATTAAAATCAATATCGTCTAATGTTTCAAAAGTTTGTCCACCACCAGCTACTTGTGTTCCGTATTTAATTATTGGTGCATATCTATTATCAAAAGTATCACCAAAAACAGGTACGTTTACAGAGAAATCTACAAGAGTAATAGATGACCTTCTACCAGGTATTTTTAAACCTAAAGTTCTAGCTATATTAAGTAATGACCTTCTTTCTTGTGCGTAGTCTATTTGTGTTTCAGTAAACATTCTATCTGTATGATAAGATAACATATCTGATACAGCCGCATTTAATTCTAATAACATCATACCAACAGAAGCGTCATTAAAATCTTGGAAAAGTTCCGGGTAGAAATGTTTTACATAAGTTATTAACTGACCTCTTACGTCAGCAAAATTTCTTGCGAAATAATTTATTTTTTTCTCTGCCATGTTTTTATAATTTTAATGTTACACTGTCATTTGATTGGAAAGCTCCTGTAGTAACTGTATATTCTATTTTAATTACTACAGCGTAAATACTATCCTCAGATTTAGTTGGTGTTATTGCATTTACTGTTAAATTTGGTATGTATTTTCTTACCGCGTCATTTATTTCATTTGTAATGGCTTGGTACGATATATCATCATTTTGTTCAAAAAGATATTTTCTTAAATTCGCACCAAAATCTGGCATGTACAATCTTTCACCTTTATTTGTTAAAAGTAGATGTAACAAATCGGCTTTAATTGCCTGTTTTACATCATCGTTCATTTTCAAAAACTTACCATCAGGATCATCTTGAAAAGGAAACTGTATATTTATGTAACCTTTTTGTGCCATTTCTTTTTACTTATAAATATCTATCCTTGAAATTTACCACCAAAAAATAAAATCTAAAGTGTAAAGTTTATTGCATTAAAAAACCCTCCGAAGAGGGTTTTTAGTTATCCGTTTTTTTTACGTATTTCATATAAGGCCAACAATACTTGTTGTGTTAACGTTATATCAGGTCCCCATTTAATTTCCATACGTAATTATTTAATTTCACAAGCTCCGTTTGCACAAGCTAATTCACCACTTAAATTAGTATCGTCATCTAATTCAATGATTTTTGTTAAATCAACATCTTTCAAACTCTTCATTAAGTTATCGTATGTTTCTTTTGTACAATCTTCAAAAGGTGCTTGAGTATAAGTTCCACCATCATAAGGTAATACAGAAAGACCATTATATGAATCTTTGTTTTCCCACATCCAATCACCAACTAATTCCCATTCATTTTCTTTAACTGAAATTGTTGCTGATACGTTATGTGAGTTTGAACCACCTCTATGTCCGGCTTTTACCCACTCTGTAGAAACTTTTTTCACACGTTCCAATAATTGAAATACTGATTCAGTTCTCATAATAGCTCCTTCTGGTGCTTTTTGTGGAATAGAAATTACAGCTGTATCATGTGGACGGAAATATTCATCTTCAACTAATTCAGGATGATAGATTGAAAGGTATGTGTAAATAGCTTCATTCTTACCAACACGAATACGACGAATATAATAATCATTATGCCAAGCGTGAATACCTGATGAAGTTCCTAAAACTAATGAAGAAGTTCCTGAAGGTTTAACTGTAGAAGTTCTTGCCGCTTTGTTAATACCTAATAAACCAGCTACTCTTTCGTTTTCTTCTTTTACCGCTTTAGCTCCTTTTTTCATGTCATAACCTAACACAACACCAGACCCAATACCAGTCATTCCTACACCAATTAAGGCATCTTTTTCAGTTGTACGTTTCCATACATCACGAAGATAATGAAAGTCTGTATAACCTGCCTGAAGAGTTCCAATGAAAGATGCTGCTTTAACTCTTTCTTCAAAATCTTCTTGGGAAGTGATGTCAGATGCATTAACTTCACAAAGATTACAGAATTGGTATGGTCTTAACCCAATTTCACAACAAGGATTAGTTCCCCAATCTTTATCATTAGAAAGGTAAATACCAGGTTCACCAGCTCCAGATAATTCAATACGTTTCCATAAATCCATAAAGTATTCTTTTGTTACTTTATGTCTCATTAACACAGCTGAATTATTAGCTCTACCTCTTTGTGCGTTTAATTCCCACCAGTTTCCTGATTTACAAGAAATCATTTCATCATCATCAGCTGAAAATAAACTAATAAGAGCTGCTCTACGAATACCACCTGCTAATACTGCGTCAGCAATATAACAAACAATGTCATGTACTTCAATAGGTTTAAGTTTATCACCATCTTCTTTATTGTCTAATACTTTTTTAATGTTATGTAAACAATCTTTTAATGGTTGAGGTCCTGGAGCTTTACCACCTGAAGTTACTAAACGTGCTCCTTTTGGACGAATGTCAGAGAAGTCAAAAATAGGTGTTGACGCTTTAGCCCCAAAATAAGACTCCAATAAAACTTTAATTGAATCAGCCCATCCTTCAATAGAATCACCAATTAAATATCTTCTTGTTCTATTTGAACTTGGTTTTTTAATCTCAGGTAATTTCTCTACGTGGTGTTTTTGAACTGAATATCCAACACCAGTTCCACCTAACAATAAAAACATTGCTTCAGAAAAAGAATCTACGTGGTCAATTGGCATATAAGCACAATTGTAAATTCTGTTTGGGGAGATTTCAATAGGTTTACCACCAAACTGTAAACTTCTCATAGAAGGTAAAACTTTTTTATCATAAACAAGTTTATAAACTTTTTCAATCTCTTCTTTTAATTGAGGGAATTTCTTTTGGTGCATTTCTTTATTTCGCGTCACCAATTCTTCCCATGTTTCCCTACGATTTAACTCGGGGATATATTTTGCGTACTTCATATAGACAGTAATGTCCGAAAGTAATTTACTTGACAATTCCATGTTTAAATTTTTTATTAATTATTATTTTGTTTTTGTAACTCTTTTGCTCTTTGTATTCTTTCTCGGGTGTGAGATTCTTTCTTAACTTCTTGATTTTTTTCATATCCTAAAAAGGTTTGAGACGTTTCTGTGTCTATATGAACTTTTCCGTTATCGAAAGTACAATCTTCGAATACAACCCCGTCACGTCCAAAACGTGATTTTAAAACAGCTATTGTAGCTCTTCCTGATTCTTTTTGTGGTAAGGTTCTCGCTATTGACATAATAAAATGTCCTATTTGAGCTTTCTTAATAGAACCACCCATTTGGTCTCCTGTTACAACGTCAGCACTGATTGAACTTCTGTTACCTTGAACTGCGGTCCATCCGACCAAACTAAATTCACTTAACATAGATTCAAAACCTCTCATTACGTTACCCTCACCTGACCATTCGTCACTATATTGTTTCGTTGATTCAACACAATCAATATAGTCTAAAACAATTATGTCAGGTTTGAATCCTGTAGAAATTTCATGTCTAACGAAAGATTTGATTGTTTGCATAGTTACACCCTCTGAGGAAAACTTTCTGATTCTTAAATCATTCGTTCTGTTTGAAGTTACCTCTTTGTGTTTTGTTAAAACATCTTCTTTTCTTTCTGTTAAATCATTTAAATCAATACCTGACCAACAAGCTAAATGTTTTCTTTTAATTACATCAGGCATGTCCTCGAAAACAATTTGTAAAACATTATACCCTTCATTGTAAGCTGAATTAGCGATTTTGGTTAGAATTGTTGTTTTACCAACACCATACGGTGCTAATACAACCCCAAGTTCACCTCTTGATAAACCCCCATCGGTTAGTTGGTCTATACCATTTATTCCCGTAGGAATTGGGTGTCTAAAGTTTTTTTCTAAAACAGCTTCAATATTTTCTGTAATAGAAGTACCATCGTCTTTTTCTGCTCCAACTGAAAGAGCTTCCCTTAAAATTTCGGCACAAGTTTCATAGTTGTCGAACTCCCCGTTATCAACAATTTTGTTGATTTTTTCATTTGCTTTTTTGAGTTCTTGTTGTCTACAAAAATTTAATGCCTTACTTTGTACAAATTCCCAATCTTCCACAGCCAAATCACGAATTTCTTTTAACATTTCAAAAACATAGTCTTGTGTAACTTTGTCTTTGATTTCTATTTTAAGAATCGTTTCTAATGTGTCGATAGTTGGTATCTTCTCGTATTTCTCATAGTAGTCTTTAATTTGAGCTACAATAAGACGAAAGTACTCATTGTCAAAGTACTTTGCGTGTACGATGTCGATAATTCTATCGGCAAATTTTTTATTGGCTGGGTGTAAGATTTGGTTTATTAGTTCTGATTGAAATTTGTAACCTAAATAACCTAATGTAACATTTTTACCCATTTTTTTATTCTGTATATTCATAAATAGCTGTTACAATTTTGTTGTTTAATATTCCACATGTATTTTTTCTTGACCCAAAGTATCTTGAATTTGGGAGATAATTCTAGGTATTAATTCACGAATATCAACAGTATAACGAACTCTTTG